CCGCTGCCACGGCATTGACTGCCACCAGAAACACCAGTGCGCCAGGCACGTCACACCGGTCCCCGACAACGTGCTGCTGTCGTGGGTGGCAACCATGAACCCCGAGCGGGCGCATCTGTGCGCTGGCTTCATCGCCACTGAGCTGGAGGGGGTGTGAGGGGGAGGCAGTTCCAGCGTGGTGAGCAGAACCGCGCTGTGATTTTGACTGAGGAGTTGGTGCGAGAGTTGCGCCAGCTGCGGGCTGATGGCCTCAGCTATGGCCAGCTGGCCGATCGCTACGAGATTGACAAGAAACACGCCTGGCGGATCTGTAACGGCATTGCGTGGGGGTGGCTGCAATAAGGACTGACCACAAGGCCGATTCTGTACTACACTGCACCCGTTCTGACCTATGAACATGCACATTCTTTCTGAGCACCAGTTCCAGCTCATCACTGACGCACTTGAACAGGCACACGCTGCTTTGAATCAGTGCCAGCACATTGAGCTGGATCTGACCAAGCCGAAGCAGACCATCCAGCTGCCGACTGGTGAGAAAATCACTCGCAAGAGCCAGTCTCAAGTTAAGACTCGTAAGTCCAGCCGCAAGGGAAAGCGTGGGGTGGCCTCGCTGACTGAGGGGAAGGTGCTGGAGATCAAGCGGCAGTTGGCGGCTGGCGGTAAGTCGGTGGCCAAGATTGCGGATGAGTTTGGCGTGCACAGCACCACCATCAACAACATCAAGTGGGGTAAGACCTGGAAGGGTGTTGCGCTCCAGCAGACCGCTGAGCCGGTGGCCTGAGCATGGCAATTCTCCCAGATGTGGAGATACTGACCCTGGTTCGCCGGGGTCTTGTAACTCCTTTCGATCATGAGTTGGTGAATCCCGCGAGTCTTGATGTGAGACTCGGGAAAAATTTGCTGATTGAGATTCCCACCAGCTACAGCATGGTGCCGTACTCGATTGCAGAGTGCAGTAAGGACACTCCTTATATGCTCCAGCCGCATGAGTTTGTGCTGGCTGAGACGCTGGAGGAATTCCACTTGCCTGACTGTATTGCTGGGCAGCTGGCGTTGAAGTCGAGTCGGGCTAGGGAGGGTATTGAGCATTTAATGGCTGGATACGTTGATCCTGGCTACAAAGGACGATTGACCTTGGAGTTGCAGAATGCCCGGTGTATGCACCCTGTTCCGTTGTGGCCTGGTATGAGGATCGGGCAGCTTGTGTTCCACAAGATGTCGATGCTTCCGGCTAAGGATTACTCGATGACGGGTAGGTATTACGACGACAAAGTTGTGCAGGGATCTAGGGGATGAAGGACAACGTTAATTCGCCCCAGCACTACACAAGTGGTCAAGTTGAAGTCATTGATGTAATTGAGGATTGGGTGAAAGGGGCGCCTGATGCGGTGGTTGGTGGCCTGCATTGGCAGGTCATTAAGTACGTCAGTCGGGCGTGGCTGAAGAAGGATCCGCTGGAGGATTTTATGAAGGCCCGCTGGTATTTGAACCGGCTGATTAACAAACTTGCGTGTGCTCCGTACAAGGATTGTTGAGGCCGAGTTTAGTGCAATGCTCTAAGTGTGGGTCTTCGCGGTTTGGGGTGGATCGTACCTGCCACGACACAGTGGAGTCGGTATTGCGCCAGCGAAAGTGTGCTGTGTGTGGGTACAAAGTGTTTACGGTTGAAGTTGAGTTACCGGCTGGTGGTGCACAGTACGCCCGTAAAAAGGCTGAAAAAATGCGCCGCTTGCCTGGTTTTTTGTCCGTTGATTTTTCGTAATGCCTCTCGCAATTAACAGCAGGACTTGTATTACCTGCGGAAAGCCGACAACCTGTGCGGTTTATTGTTTCAGATGTTATCGCTCCAGTCCGGCCGGGAAGAACGAGCTGCGGCTGGAGAACATGGTCAAGCGGTACCAGCGGGTGGAGGATGGAGGGCAGTGCAAGCAGTGCGTGCATTGGTACCACCGCTGCACGTTGGGGATTCCTGAGGCGGGGACCGTGTTTGCGGAGCTGTGCTCGGCGAGGGAGGTTGACAGTGTGCTAGAGTAGAAGCAACATAACAACCGTTATGTTCCCACAACGCCCTACCAGGCATGGAAATTTTCTTTGGCATCGAGCACCTGTCCACTTTGGACGGGGCCACTACTGTTGCATTTGACGTTGAGACGACCGGGCTCCAGCCGACTTTTGGCGGGATGCGGTTGCTCCAGTTGGCCACCTATGGCAAGACGCCGGTGGTCATTGACTGTTTTCAGCTGGATGACAACGACTGGATTGAGCTGGAGGAGTTCTTCAGCGTGGAGCGCCGCTGGATTGCGCACAATGCTGTGTTTGATCTGGGGTGGCTGCAGGAGTACGAGATTTATCCGGCTGGGCGGGTGCTTTGCACCATGCTGGCTAGTCGGGTGCTAACCAATGGGATGCCCAACCTCAAGCACGGGCTTCAGCATGTGGTGCGGCGGTATCTGAAGCTGGAGATCTCGAAGGAGGAGCAGCGCAGTGATTGGTCTGCAGATTTGTCGCGGGCCCAGATGGAGTATGCCGCTACGGATGTGGTGGTGTTGACCCAGCTGGAACAGGAGATTTCGGAGCGGATGGCTATTGGAGGGTTGTATCCGGCGTGGTATTTGGAGTGCAATGCGCTCCAGGCGATGGCGCAGTTGTGGCGTACTGGTTTGCCTTTTAATCGGCAGTCATTGGAGAAGTTGATAGAGGATTTGGATATTGAGCATAAGGAAGTTGGGGATAGGTTTATTGAGGATTTTGATGCTGCTTTGCCTGTGGGATTCAAATTGCATCGTGGTGTGGACGGGCGGTTGAAGTTCCAGACGAAGCCGGGGCCGAAGGGTAAGAAGCCGGATCCGCAGGTCTTCAATCTCAATAGTCCGGCGCAGTTGTTGGTGAAGTTTTCGGCGTTGCTGGGGCAGGCTCCAGTGGATCCGAAGACGGATAAGCCGAGTGCCAGTCGTTCTGCGTTGCAGGAGTACATCGGGGATCACAGAGTTATTGCGGATTATTTGCGGTGGAAGAGGGTAGAGAAGCGTAGGCAGATGGCTGAGACTTTGTTGAAGAATGTTGCGAGTGATGGATACATCAGGGCTAGTTATTTGCAGATGGGGGCTGATACTGGGCGGATGTCGTGTATGTCGCCGAATCTCCAGCAGATTCCGAGGGATCAGCGGTTTAGGGCGTGTGTGCAGGCTCCAGCCGGGTGGAAGTTTGTGGTGGCGGACTTTGCGCAGATGGAGTTGCGGTTGGCGGCGGCAGAAGCTCAAGACGAACTTATGACTCGGGCGTTCCAGGAGGGAAAGGACTTGCATACGATTACAGCGATGGAGATTTATGGGGTTAGTGAGGATGAAGTTACAAAAGAACAGCGGCAAATTAGTAAATCAGCCAACTTCGGATTGTTATACGGAAGCGGTGCAAAAGGGCTCAGAAATTATGCAGCCGGTATGGGAATCCAGATGGATCTTGATGAGGCGGCTGAGGTCAGGGAAAAGTTCCACGCTGTTTATAAGGGGATCAGCAAGTGGCAGCGTACAAATGCTGCACTTGCTAATGCGCCTGCGAAGAATCCATCTGTCGCGGTTCGTGTTTCGGGGCTCCGGCGGTTTTTACCGGGAGAGAACAACAAACTCACGACTCGTTGTAATACGCCAATCCAGGGAGCTGGTGCAGCCGTCCTCAAACTTACGCTCAGCAAACTGTGGCCTCTCCTTAGATCCGACACTGAGGAAGTTGTGCGCTTGGCCGGCGTGGTGCATGACGAGGTGTTGTGTTTAGTGCATGAAGACCACGCAGAGCGGTGGGCACAAATGTTGTCCTTGGTGATGGAAGAAGCCGAGGCTAAATGGCTTGGGGATATACCCCCATTGGCCGAAGCCAAAATAGGCAGCACTTGGGATCAGTGCAAGTAACGGTATAGTGGTGGGGTTGCGGCGCTCCAACGCCCAACCCCCGACCAACCGCGTTACCGGCTGATGGATCAGAGTATAGGTGCCCGTTTTTGGGCAAAGATCAACTGCGCTGGGCCGCACCAGCTGCATATGCCTACCTGTTGCTGGGAGTGGCAGGGCGCTAAAAATAACAACGGCTATGGACGTTTTCGCTTAGGTCGTAAACACGAACGGGCCCATGCTGTGCTTTTAGCTTGGGTTATTGGACATGACCCGAAGTACGTGATGCACCGGTGTGATAATCCCGCTTGCGTTAGACCAAGTCATTTACAAGAAGGTAATCACGGATTAAATATGCGAGATGCGTACAAAAAGCAACGGCGACCTGCTTGTTCTCCTAAAGGCGTAAACCATTACAAAGCTCGTTTTACGTCAGAGCAGGTGCAAACCATACGAGTCCGCTATGCAAGCGGTGAAAGCCAAAAAAGTATTGGTGCTGATTACGGTGTTTGTCAGAGCCACATCAGTCAGATTGTGCGGCGAAAGACCTACGACTCTGTGCCGGATGCTTTGGCTAAGGTCGGGGATAGTTGGGATCAGGCCGAGTAATGCGCCAGGACTTCGAGTATCGGGTCAGGATGTATCGGCTTCATGGGCCGATGCTCGATGTCTTTGTGGTGGCGCCGGATGCGTACCAGGCGCACCAGCAGGCGAGGAAGGAGTATCCCGGGTGTGCGGTGCAGTCGATCATGCGGGTCTCAGAGTTGGACGCATGAGCCGCAGCCGCACGGGAAGGGAGTTGGTGATGGAGTGGTTGATGCGGGAGGTGCGGATGGCGAAGACGGCGGATTTGCATAGGGCGGCGGCGTTTTTGGAGTGGGCGCGGGGGATTCGTGGGGGCTCCAGGCAGAAGAGGACTGGGGCGAGGTTTGCGCAGTCCAATGCTTGGAGGAAGGGGTTGGATCAGGATGTGCGGTGGTAGGTCTAGTGTGTCTCAGTATGCTATTGTGTAGCAGACTAGATATGGGATCATGCCGCTTCGTCACGGACAGAAGGTGTACTGCCAGCTGCTGCTGGACATGAACAGGTACAAGCTGGCAGAAGAACTGGCGGCGCGAGAAGGGAAGAAAGTGACGGGGATGCTGCGGGAAATGGTGTACGCGGCATTGGAGAAATCCCTGCCAGCATCGGACTACAAAGCGGCAGAGGCGGCAGATAAGGCGTCTTGGGCTGAGTCGGTGCAGCGAAGGGTGCAGGGAAGAATGCGCTCGAAGCAGCAGCCAGGTGTGTCAGAAAGTGACGCATGAGTTCCCGTCAGATTTCTTCATAGTCTGATTGGTTGGGCGGATGGGGTACTAGGCTCATACAGTAGTCTGCATTTCAGCGGTGACGAGGTACGTGGTGATGGCGGGGGACCGCTGGGTGACGGCGGTCTATGGGCCAGGTAATGGACTGGGGCTTACGGCCAATAAGGAGGATGCCTCCAGCTGGGTTACGTATGAGCGGGCGGTGGCGGCGGCCAAGGTCGTGATGCAGTGCACCAACAACCCGGTGTTTGTGCACAGCGTTCAGGAGCCTGCGTTTCCGAGGTCTTGGGGCTGATGCAGTTTTACGAGGTGCAGGTATGGCTGGCGGGGCGTGGGGCGATGCGCCAGCTGATTAAGGCGACTTCGATGGATCACGCGCTGGCGGCTGCCCGCAGTAAGTATCCCGGTGGTGTGGTGGATGTTCCGCCGCAGGCTGCTGGGAAACCTAGGCTGGCACGGTCGCGCACCAGTCCTAGTGTTGCGGCGAAAGCACGGACAAAAATGGCGGAGGCAAAACAGGTGACGCAACCGGCGCAGTGGGCACAGGAAGCGTGGGCAAAGGTGCAGGCGGACCAGCGGCGGGTTGACTTTCTAGAGAAGTTGTACGCGGAGGATGGGCGCGACCGTAAAGGGCATCCGCACCATGCGACTTATACCGGGCTGTATCTGCAGTATCTGGATCAGATGAACGTGGAGCACGTAAACACGGAGCTTTAGGCCGAGTCGCGGTCCATTTTGAAATGTTCGGCCAGGTTGTCTGCGGCTTCGCGGACGGCCCAGGCCGTTTTTGTTTTCTCCAGTTGGTGGAGGGTGTTGAGGATGAGGGCGGCTTCGAGGAGGCCCCGGTAGTCGCCGGAGTTGAAGCGATCCACTAGCCACTTGTCGGTGGCGGCCTTGTGGAACTGAGATTCGGTGCTGTGTTCGATGGGGCGCATGGTCATTTAGGGCGAACGCGGACGAACCAGCCGGTGTCTGTGCCGTCAACCAGCCAGCGCGGCAACCAGTTCTTGCGGGAGTATGGGATCTTGGCGCCGCCTTTGTTGCTCACGTAGCCGCCGTTTACCAGATTGGCCTCCCCATTTGGATCATTGAAGATGAAGTGCGTGGGGGTGAAGCCGATGACGACGCTCCAGTGGCCTGAGCCGGCAGGGTTGGCGGCTGTGCCGTGGTGGAGCCAGCCGACGGGGACGGGATGGCCGTTGGTGATTTCGTTTTCTAGGTCTTCGGCAGTTCCGTCCATTTCAAAGGTGGCGGTGAGGCCGAGGGCTTTGAGGGCGGCAATCTGAGCTTTAGGGTCGGTGGTGTCGCCGAAACGGGCGCGGAGTTTGTTGTATTCGTAGTCGCCGGAGATCTTGCCGTAATAGCGGGCGACCATCGCGCAACTGGAACTGAAGCACTGGCGATAGCCGGTTGCTCCATCGTCAGGGCCTAATTGATACTCGTAGGCAACCTTGAGGATTTTTTCTTTGGGCTTGACTGGTGGGTTGGTGCCTGCGTGCTGATCCATCAAGGCGATCAACTTGCCGGCGTAGTTGGGGTCAGTGGCGTAGCCTTCTTTGACTAACCATTTGGCGGCTTCTTCACGGGTGGTAGCGCCATTACAGCCTTTGTATTGCTTGTAGTCCTTGTACCAGTGGTCTACGAGGTAGATAACGCAAGAGAGGAGATCTGGGAAATCAATAAAAGAATCGGTAATGCTAATCCACTGGTTGTTGATAAATTCTTGGGTTTTGGTGGCGGAGCCGGTGCCTTTTAGGCCGAAAAAGTTGTTCCTGCCTGAGACCAGTTTTCCGTAGCTGGATTCCAAGGCCCACTGAGCAGAGACAAGTTCAGGGAATTTGGCGCCAGCAACACGGGCGGCTTCGAGTACGCCTTCCCAGGTGTTTTCAAAGGTGGTTTGTTTGCCGGCGACGCTCCAGGTTTTGAACCAGCCTTGGTCGCGGCCCAAGATGTCAGGGTTCGCCTTGATGATGGCTTGTTCCAGCTCGGTGATTGCCGCCATCTGGTGGGGCAATCCCTTGTAGAAGCGGAATAAGTCGCTAAGGCGGATCTTGTTGGTTGCCATCGGACCAAGGGGAGTGGATACTCATGGCGCCACCCAGAAGGCGGCTTTCGCTGGTTTGTAGTTCGTCATTAGGTGGTTCGTGAACCACAACGGGTTTTGGTGTTAATGGCTGATCCGCGTGCCAGTCTTCGATGGCGCGATCTAGGCGGGGTTCAAGCGTGGCGTGGAATTTGTGGTCCTGCGCGATTTTGCGGAGGTGATCCAGCCACGATTTGTCGCCGAAACGCACCAGCCAAGTGGTGTCGGCGTTCAGCGCTTTGGGAAAAGTGCTTTTCCGGCGAGCAGCAGGGCTTGGATGATGCCGTTGGCGCGGATGCCGGGGTACAGGCTCAGGGCTTCGGAGATTGCGGCGATTGCGATGGCAATGACCGCAGTAGTGGTGGGATCCATGAGATAGATGGAGTCTTTAGACATTTTAGCTGTACTAGACAAGAAAGCCAGCCTTGAGAAGCGTTGTAGTCGCTACCTTGTGTGTAGCCACTGCTCGGTATGGATCACCAGATCGACAATGGTCAATACTTAACTAAAAAAGAGGCTACCTTAAGGTTTAGGCAAGAAATCCTGTGGCGTTGGCGTAATAGGTGTGCGTATTGCAGTTGTGATTTAGGCAGGTCGGCGACGTTGGATCACGTACTGGCGAAGAGTAAAGGAGGGCATACACATCCCAGGAATATGGTGCCGGCGTGCTTGTCGTGCAATGTGCGAAAGGCTAGTCAGCCGTGGAAAGACTGGTTTCGCCAGCAGGATTTCTGGGATCAGCGGTTGGAGGTGGAGATTGAGGAGTGGATTACGCCAGAGGAGGCTGCGTAGGGTTCCAGCCCAAGCTTTCGAGATACATGCGGGCGATGTATTCGTCTTCGGCGTAGCGGCAGATGCTGTAGCGGCAGGCGCGGTAATAGATTTCGCCGCGTTCGTTTTCAAGTTGTTCCAGGGCGTATCCGTCGGGATACAGCGTGGATTGGATGACGGGCATTAGGGGCGCACTTCGAGTTTGGTGACGCGCTGTTCGACGTTGTTGAGGCGGGTGAAGGTTTCTTTGCGGTCCTCTTTAATGTCGTTGTGGAGGACTTCGAGTTGGGTGGCGATGTGCTCCACTGCAGATGTGAGGCGGATTACGGCGTCGCGTGCTTCGTCGCTGCGGCGGCTGAAACCCATAGCGCCCATGGCTGCCACGGATATTGACGCGCCAGCGATGGCGGCAATAACTTCGATCATGGCAAGATGGGCTACCTGACTAGACTAGCGCCCTTGGCCCCGTAGTTTTTTACGGCCGTGGCTGGCTTTGCTGTGCTGACCTTGACCTTGGCGAGTGCGCTTGGGGCGGCCGGGTTTGTGCTCGACGCGGCCTAGGGCGGTTTTGGACTTTACGGCCATGTAAGTGTGTAAAACTAGGAAAGCAGCTTAAACAGCGCCCATTGTGGCGTCAATAGGTAATCCAGTGACCGTAAAATTGATTGCGACATCCACGGCAGTATCGCTGGAAGTTTGAATATCAGCGGAGTTAATAAGCACTGTGGCTTCAAATACACGCGATGTAGTTAGACGTAGTTCTAGGGTATGTGTTGTCGTGGGGGATAAAATTGTAGTTCGTAGTGTGTTTGCTAGCAGCGGTTGAGTGTCTAGGGCTCCAGCATTTGTTTCGTAGTATCTTGCTACGCAGGAGCCAGACCATTGCTGACGTCCGAACACATAAGTGCGTGCTTGAGCATCAATTACAGTTGTTTCTACAACATCTACGGCTGCATTGAGTGTCCAGGAAACTATTTTGGCTATTTGGGTGCCGTTGACCAGTAGCGCCCCGTCCATCCCGGTAAAGTATCTGGACGCCATGGTGCTGCGGGAAATACAACGGTAGCTTAGCTACCTGTGGCTGTGCCTCCGACAAAGGATACAGCCAGTGTTTTTGTGAATCCTGCTGGTTCAGCGTAGATAATTGATGGGACGCTCAGTAGCGATACAGATACATCAACGTAACCATTAGCTTTGTGGGATTCTTGTGGTGATGCGCTGTAGCGCCAGTACGTGGTGACTGGAACTAGATCGGTGAAACTGGTGTGGCCTGCCCAGGCATAGGCACTGAGCGGGAAGCTGATGTAGCCGCCTTGCTGGCTTCGGTAGTGATCGCGGATCAGCTTGGCCTGCGTCTGTGTCAACGCGACAAAACCCAGCTCGAGGTTGTGGCCGTAGGCGGTGGAGCCGTGGCGGAAGCGGATCGAGCCGCCGCCAAAGCCGCGCTCCTCAGTCACGGGGAAGACGCCCATGCTGTAGCGGCGTGTCGCCGGTTTCAGCGCTGGGAACGTGGCCATTAGTTCTGCAGTGTGATGGTGCTGCTGCCCAGGCTGAAGGTTGCGCCAGTGCTGGCCACATCGCCGCCGAAGTCCACGTAGGCCACCAGTTCGTCGGCGCTGCTAGCGCCGCCGCGAGACTTGTAGTACACCGCGCCCCTGGCGGTGATGGTGGCCGTAGACCAGCTAACGGCGGCAAAGCTCAATGTCACCTTGTCTGTAGCTGTGTCCTTGGTGACAGTGCAAACGCTGGCGACCCCGCCGGCGGTGTAGCCGGTGCCAGAGACCTCGTTGGTTACGCTGGATCGCTTCAGATGAGTGTCTTTGTCGGGGGTGTATGTGCTAGTAACCAGCAGCACCTTGAAGCTGTCCGTGTCGAAGTCGATGGCCCCACGGGCCATGTCGTCGATCGCAGAGTTGTAGATGAGGCTGGCCATGGGGTAAGTGCGTTACGGGCAGTCTAAAAGGCTCTAGCGCAATAGGCTTGCGTTGCGCCGCCAATCGGGTTTGACGTAGTAGGTCGTGCGTTTGTCAGCAATAGGCACAACAGTCGCGGTCGATGCGTCAGTGCCAGCAGTTAGCGAAAACTCTTGCAATGCAAGAGATGTCTGAGCTAGAGGGGACTGGTTAAAGACGGCCATGTCAGACTGTCCTAGCGCAGAACAACATTTTGCCGGTAGATGCTGTGGCATTTCCAGCCACGACTATCATTTCCCACTCTTCACTGCCGGAGTCAACTACAAACGTATCTTGTACGGCCATCCCAAAACTGTCGTAATAGGCTGTGACCGCGAAATCGCTTGGCAACGCAGCCATGTATGGCGTAAGCGAAGGCGACGTAAACATAGGAGTGTGATCTGCTGCGAGTCCTGTATTTGTATTGTTCTCGGCGACAGGTAAAAAAGTTCCGATAGTAGTTTGCCAGTTTGAAGCGCTACCGTTTACATTGCCAAATGCTACATATTGCCTTACGGCAATCGGCAAGGTGTAACCGTTAACAGAGGTATAAGCAATAAGTCGCATTGCGCCCAAATAAGTACATCTTGTGCTGTAAGTTTGTATGACCGAAATAGTTGCGGTGTGGACGTTTGTTGTGCCTGACAGCGTTAAAAGATTATTGAACTGCACTTTGTTTTGGTCAACAAATGACGAAGCGTTAAAGCCGGGGTTAGACAACATAAAGCATGTATTTGCACTACCGTTGCGAATAAGAAAGAACGATACCGCACTGTTAATGCCGCTGGTGTAACGAGTCACAGTGCATGTTGTGGTGCTAGTTAATGCCAGTAGTGTGAAGTGGTTTGTGGTTGCGTTGGTTGTTGTCGAGAAATAGTCGATGTACTGCGTGCCAGTTGGCACATGCGTGCTGGCGTTCCAGGTGTTGGTGGTGGCAACAAATACGCCGCCGGTGGTAAACATAAACCAGTAATAAACCGTGCCGT